ACACGAGACTCAAGATGATTAAGCACTACTGGGATAGTTTATTTAACGACAATTTGACCTTTATACTAGGTTGGGAAGCGTTTGTATTAATGATGTTGGCTTTCTTTATTAGTATTGTGGTCAGGTTGCATAGGATAGAGAGGAAAATCGATGATCTTAATGAATATTTCTGAGTGGATCATAGAAGCATTTATACTCAGCGTGGCTCTACTTGCAGTCACAGTATCGGTGTTTATTATTATGATGATGGTCAGTTTAACAATACAATACGTGGAAAGGAAATTTTATGGCAAATACTAAGTTACATGGGAATAACTATAAACTAAAAGACGGTAAGCGCGCAGCAAGTGTGACTACTATTATTGGTAATATGTTGGGATGGAATAAAAACACATTAATTGCGTGGGCAAAGCGTGTGACAATGGCTGGCGAGGACAGTGACGCAGTGATGCGTGAAGCTGGGCAGATCGGTACGCTACTGCACATATTAATTCAAGGTCATATACAAGGTTTTGATGTCAGCACCGAGGATTTTACACCGAACCAGGAGAAACAAGCGTTGATTGCGTTTGGTGGATATATGAACTGGGTAAATAAGACCGATTTTAAGCCATTAGTTTCCGAACTTGCACTTGTAAATGAAGATCTACGTGTCGGTGGCACTATTGATTGTATTGCGCGTATAAAAGATGAGTTGGTTGTGGTAGATTGGAAATCTAGTAAGTATGGTCCATATCCAGAAATGATTGTCCAACTAGGTGCATACGTGTTTATGTATGAAGCAGCACAACCTAAAGCCAAAGTATCTCATGGTCTTATTATGCGTTTTGGTAAGGAAGATGGTAAGTTTCATCAACATCATATTGACCGTGCAAAGATTGACGCTGGTGCGCAAGTTTTTAAGCACTGCGTAGCACTCAATAAACTTAAAACGCTTTTGTGATCCGCGCTGAAGAAGTATTTAAAGATATACGCAATAACCGTGCTATTTGTCCAAAGTGCGATGATGGTAAAAAACGTGTACAAGGTACGGTGCAGATTAACGCGGATTTTGCGTATTGTCATAAATGCGATGAGGATTGGGATTTTAAAGAGTATGAACCAAAACTTCCCAAACAAGAATATAAACTATCTAAAACTGAGTTAGTTGAACCTTCAAAAACTTTAGAAAAGAGTGGCTATGATAATGCTAGAATTAATTTTGTTAAGAATTATGGCGAATTATTTAAAGAATTAAAGTTACCGTGGAACGAGGTGGCGCTGGAGAATCGGTTTGGACTCGGTGTTAAGCGCGATAAAGATCGCAAGTTACAATTGGTGTTTAAGATTAACGATGAACATATTAAACATCATAAAGGCCCACAGTTTGGAGACGCAAAGTGCAAGGTATATCCATCTCCCACGTACCTAAAACCTTGTGATACTTTGTTGTTGTGTGAAGGCGAGAAAGATGCCATCACTGCGAACTGTCATGGTGCGTCAGCTATTACTTTTACGAGTGGCGCTGGCGCACTGCCTTCTGATTTAACCGTACTGTCACAATATAATAAGGTGGTTATTGCCTATGATAATGACGATAAAGGGCGTGAAGGTGCGTTAAAAGTAGCGAAGGCGTTATGGTCTGATGATTGCGAAGTGTCGATTGTAGAGTGGAATGGCGTACCAGATCAGTATGATGTAACCGATCATTTTCTCGGTGGTACACTAGAAGATCTTTATGATATGGCCAAACCATTCGGAGATGATCCTGGAGATCTGGGCGGTATGCCAGTGTTTAGTCCAGACTCATTTATGACCGTGTTTAAAGATCCGCCAGTTCCCATTGTAGATGGACTCTTGTTTGAGAAAGATATATTAGGTATCGCTGGAAGTACCAACGTAGGTAAGTCGGTATTTTCTTTGCAGCTTAGTACCAGCATAGCAATGGGAGTGCCGTTTTTAAACTTTAAGATACCAAAGCCGAAACGTGTAATGCACGTACAGTTTGAGTTGAAAGATGAATCCTTTAGTAATCTGATACGTGTGACCAGTGGATCAATCAAAGAGAAATACCCAGTGGAAGCTCCACTTTTTAATGAGAACTGCTTTATACTGAGTTCTGGTCAGATGGATTTGTTTACTGATAAATATGAGCAGATTGAAGCGAACTTACGCCATACGAATGTGGATGTTTTAGTAATTGACAACTTGTATACCAGCGTAGGCGTTGATGTTTCTCGCAATGAGTTCTTAATGGACGTACTGCGCAAACTAATGAACTTGAAGCATACGTATGGCGTAGCTATTATATTGGTGTGCCATCATAAGAAGATGGATCTGCCAGTGCCATTAGATGTTAGTCAGGTGTTAGGTGGCTCTAGTTTAACGAACTCACTAGATGCGATTTGTCAGATTGCGAGTACGAAGCGTGCGGAAGGTGTCAAGGTTTTGAAGGTTACGAAAGTGCGAGCGCATAGCAAGTTTCATGGCATTCCACTGGCGTTGAAACTGCATAATTTTTTAGATGAAAATGATGCGCAAACTTTGATGTTTGAGTACCTTAGACCGTTGCCAAAAAATGAGATGTTTTGGTATACTGATCCGAAAGAGTCAAATGAAGAGAGAGTGTTGAAAGCGATTGTATGTGAAGGCGATAATTTTTCACGCGAATCTTTCCAGGTAGCGCTGGAAGAAGTGATGAAGTTGACTAGTAGACAAACAACATATAATTGGATTGATCGCATGATTGCGCAAGGCTTAATTGAAAAGATTGAACATGGACATTATCGTAAACTTTCTAGTGAAATTGATGGAATATTGGAATAATGGACTAGCGCCAGAGAAGTGGACTATGTGGACTATGTGGACTTTGAAAGTCCAACGGTGGACTTTAATTGGACTTTGTTTTATTATTTTATAGAGAAGAGAAAAGAGATAGTCCATATAATCCACATAATCCACTCTTAGGCTGCCCCAGTGATTTACGCTAAAAAATGCATATTATCTCATCATCCTAAGAAGTATTGTGAATTTGCAAGAGATGTTAGAAATGAGACTCATTGTATACTACTTTTGGAGTGGTGGCCAGAAGATATGAATGTAATTCATTTACGCAAGTGCGCTGCGGATATGCTAAGCCGAGACAAG